TTTTCTGCTTTGGAGAACCAGGCATTGTTTTCATTGCCTTACTGAGTAACTTCATCATCTCTAATTGGTCGTTACCTTCTTTCTTCAATCTACTCTTTTCTCTACGACCTCTATTTTTAGATTCATCTTCGAATCCAACAATCTTACCACCTTTGTGAGATGCATCCTTTCCATCACCATTTCCGTAAGTACCCTTTTGTCTATTGTACTTGTTGAGTTCGGCTCTGTACTTCTTTGCTTTTTCAGATTTTCCGTACTTTTCGTACTCCTTCTTATAATCTCGTTTGGAGTCTTTTTCTTCAATAGGATTGTATCCTCTAACGTACTCTGCCTTTTCTTTTTCAGATTTCTCACTAATACCAAGTTCTTTCTCAATCTTTTTGTACTTAACGTACTTCTGAGCAATCACTCCATATTTTCCACTTGGTGGTTCTTCAATATATATACCCTTACGGTCTGGCTTGTAGTTCCAATAATATTGTTGTACTACTTCACTGTCTTTCTTTTGGTCGTGAACATTGACTACTTTTACTTTGGAGTAATCATTTCTAAAATTATGAAACCACGAACGAACAGATGATGTGGTTTTGAGTCCTCTTTCAAGCACATTACCATTTTCATCTGTAATGAAGTAACGACCTGGCATTGGTTTGCGACGCATAGCAGCAAGTGCTGATTTAGACCAAACACCCTCTTTCAATCTGAACTTCAATAGGGGTTTACCATTGATTGTAATATCACCTTTTTCATTCTTATCGATTGATTTTACTACTATTGGTTTATTTTTGAATTTACCACCCAACACAGTATCTCCAATCTCAATTGGAATTGTGATTGCTTCATTCTTCTGAGTGTTTCTGGCCTTCATCTTCTTAACACGTTCGATTTCAGCACGCTTTAACTTAGGGAGTATCTTTCTAGCCACCTTTTGTATCTTACCTGGTTTCAGTTTTTGCGAAAACTTAACCCTATCCGTCATAGTCATATCAGCAGGAGCCTTCTTCATCATTTTCTGCATCAATACAGTTTTAGCTTTTCTGATAGCTGCTTTCTGTAAATCTGAATTAGACCGTTTCTTTTTCATTTTTTTGATACGTTTCTTCAGCCCCCTTCTAAGTTTGGATTTAGATTTACGTGCTAACTTTTTTCTGGCGGCAATAGACATAGCTTCATTAATAGTATCTGCGATATGTTTATATAATTTGATTGCGTTATCTATCGTTAGATTGATTCTATGTACTGGAATCTTTACATCTTCACCCCATTTGTATATAGCAGCACTCCATCTGTGGTGGCCATCTACAATATGATTATCCTTCGATATAATCAAAGGTTTCATATCTTTAGGTGAATTGAATCTATTTGCAATACCCTTTACTTTATCTTTGTAGAGTTCTTTTTGTGATTTCTTTAACTTTGATGCAGGAATAGTTTCTTTGGTTACTCTTACTTTATCAGCAACCATATCTAAGGCCTTACCCAAATCTTGGGTTTTAACTTGTGGCATATTTTTCCTACTCAAATTTGGCATCAGTTACTCCACATCATCTGATGTATTGGGTGTATCATCCAATCCATCTTTGCCATCTAAGTAACTATAAACCGATTTCAGATAATCTTCAGCAAGAGTAATTTTAGCAAATACCCAACCATCAACATCCTCTACACCACTTTCTTTCATTTTTTTGTAAATACCCATAGAGTATTTATTTGCTCTCTCAAGTGATGCGAATGTCATCGAGACTTGCGAATCATCAACTTCTTTAAGGGATTCTGATACCCTTTGTATCTCTTCACGTACTATTTCTCTGATTCGTGATTTATTAGTTCCTTTCAATGGAACATCATTATACTTCTTTTCTAGAAGTTCTATCAACTTTTCAAATCTATCCATTAGAGTCCTCTTAGGTTAAACGCTGCGTTTTGAGCAAGTTTATTCCTTCTCAGTTGTTCTAACTTAAATTGGCGTAAACCCTCATTCATGTCTCTGTTGTAGAGCTCTTTGTTTTTGGGGTTACTAATCCAATCTTTCCACCCATATTCTCTTATACCATTCATATAGATAAATATGGTGTTATTACTAATAAATGATTATTTTTGGCGTTTTCCTTTGTGGTTATCGTTTGGGTTTAAGATTTCATTCAATAATTCATTCTTAATGAATCCCGCCATTGATGCATTCTTTAATGCCGATATCATCTGGAAAACCATAAACGGAGCAAGTATCGTTTCAGATAACCACCCCGTCCCTTTGAATCCTAATTCTATTGATAGAACTACTGTGAGAATTAATTCCCACGCAAATATGTTTTTTAGTACGTTTAATGCTTTGTAAGTTTTGAAACCCTCTCTTTTGATTCCTGCGATTACTCCGAAGAATCCATCTAACAACATCACAGCTACTACTGCCAAATACTGCTCTGTATTATCGGCAGTCAAATTCATAAAGTAACTACCCATAAATCCACAAAACGCAGAAATACCCATAGCGAGCTGAGTCGTTGTTGATTTCAATAATATCATTTTATCACCTAACAAATTCATTTTTCATAGATTTATTTTTTTGCGAACTTCTCTAATCCAGCAATACCAAATGAACCTAATGTGATTATGACGAATGAGTTGTAAATAAACTCCTGTACCACTAAGTCTTTACCGAAGTAGCCAGTTACCAAATCTGCCAATGCAAATATTACCATTACTGCGAACGAAAGGAAACCAATTACGTTTTTCTCATTCATATCGTTGTCGTCTTTGAATATATCTTTAAAAGCCATCCAATTACTCCTAATCTTTTGTAACATTGGAACTCCTTATACAAACTTATTTTGGGTTAAACTTTTTCAACTATAAATAGTTTTATTTATGAGAAACTGATTGAATTATCCCACATTAATGGTATTATTTCTAATCAATCTTTATCGGATGCGTATTTCACACCCATAATTGTACCTACAATTGAAAACGCGTTTGTGAGTAGAATACCAAACATATTTGACCAGGTACTACCAATAATCTGTGTTTCTTTATCATTTACTATAGCGAATCCATACATTAATGTGGTTAATGTTCCAACACCAATTATCACAAATAATGCTACTCTTACAATTGTACCAATCAACTCAAACTGAGATTTCTTTTGTATTAGGTCTAAATCCTCAAGCGCTTTATCTTTTGATTTTTCCGCATCTTCTCTGAGTTTGTTTGCTTCTTGCTCCGATTTGTGTGCTGCCTCTAATGCGTTTTGAAGTTCAACCATCAAATCATCAGTTTCGTTTTGCTTAGCAACCAGCTCTTTGTTTTGTTTCTGAACTTGCTTTGTTACCGATAATCTTTTTCGTCGTGAATTGGTATCTCTACTTTTACATACTTTCAAGTATTCAGAGAACTCCAAATCATCTTTACTTGCCGATAATACTTTTAGAATGTTTCCCTCTAAGTATATTTTCTTTTCTTTGGCTAATTTAAGCAGCTCATCTCTACATATTTTCTTGGCATCCATAACTTACTTTTCTTCTAATAATTGTTTCAGTCGTATCTGTTCCAATCTCACATCAAAATTCTCTTTCTGAAGCTTTTCAATTTTCTGTTCCAACTCTTCTCTGTACATCTTAGTGATATCTTGTTGTTCTTTATCACTTTTTTGAGATTCTATTTTTCGGGCGATTCTTCTGATATTACTCAATGCACTAATTGCGATTACAACCCACCCCCAATTCATTGGAGTCCATTGAATTGTATTGGTTAGGAAGTGAATAAGTACAAAAAGTACAGCCATTCCACTATATCCGATTGCAAATAAACGTCTGGTTTGTAAACTATTATAAACAACCGAATGTAGAGTACCATACCCAATCAACACACTAATAATAGCAACGTACCATAAATCTGGAAAGAACTCAGCTTCCAATACAATGGGAGCGAATATAAGCCATATCAGTCCCTGCAGAACCTCAGTTGGTTCTGAATCGTGATATGTTAAGATATGCCCTAATTTCTTTATCATTTATATACTTTGAACGGATTTGTTTTATTTACATACCCATCATAATCTTCTCTAAATTCTTCTAATCGTGGTTCAATATCATCCGATTTTACTAACCAGAATTGAGCCCCTGCTGCTTTAGCTTTCTCAATCTCTTGGGTATCATCTGATGATGATATAATACCAATAACACAACCGTTACCATAATCAGTATTAATTTTACGAATCAGCTCAATACCATCAAACGATGAACCAATGATGTTCAAATCAACGAATACACATTCGGGCCTTTCATGATTAATATCATCTGGAAACCATTCTTTGAATTTTCTATCCGCCTCATCCGAAGAGTTGAGTGCCTCTAATGAAAGAGTTATATCTAAGATGCTACACGCATCCTCAAACACCAAGTGGAATAAATCCTCATCATCCACCAATAAAATTGAGTTAATCATATTGCTCATTTTAACCTTATCCTTAATTTAGTTCCTGGGTTAGTTTTTTCTGCTGTTATATCAAAACCATGTTCTTTTAGAATTGCTATACAAATATTCAATCCCAAACCTGAACCACTTTCTTTCTGTCCTTGTTTTCTAATGTATGGTTTTGATAAATTCTCAAACTCAGTTTGAGTCATACCTCTACCATTATCCTGTACACATAATGTGTTACCATCTTCCATAAATATCATAACAGTTTTCGTTCCACTATCGTTATACTTCAAGCCATTACGAATTAAATTATCAATGGCTGTACAAAACAATGGTTCGTTTACATCCATCATTACTAATTCATCAATTACCACCTGTTTTGTGTATGATGTTGATGATAAATAATTTTTAATAATTTCTTTTAAATCAACTTCTTTAGTATCTAACTGAACATCTTCTTTTACTAAGTTGGTGAACTCTTTTACACCAGCATAAACCTTCTGAGTGTGTTTTAGCCCCTCATCTAACATTTTAAGTGGCGCTTCAATTCTTAACTCTTTGATTGTTTCATCATTTAATCTTCTTCTAAGAGATGACAACCCTCTTGGCATATAAGTGTTGATACCACTATGCATATCATGTCTAAGAATCTTAGCAGCGTGTTCTAAGTATGAGTTCTTTTGGTTAACTATATCTTCAGCTTCATGTTGTGCAGTAATATCAGTTGCTATTTTAAGTACTGTATCATATTCACCCTTTGAGTTTTTGATTGGTGTATAGTTACCATATAACCATCTTTTTGAACCATCTTTAGCTACTCTTTCAAATTCTCCAGTTATACTCTTTCCACTTCGTAGGGTTTCCCAAAATTCAACATATTCTTTACTCTTAGCATATTCAGGAGTAACCATCGCAGAATGTGGTTTTTTAACCATATCCCCTTCCGTACATCCAACAAGGTTACAAAAGTTCTCATTTGCTTTAATAATGTACCCATCCATTGTTAGTGTAACAACAAGATTCGACCTACTGATACCCGCCAATTGAGAGTTTACCTTTTCTTCTCTAATATTTATGT